TGGTTTTGCCTAAATACATAACCAACCTCACCAGAAGTTATGGCAACAATCTGTCCACCACTACCAGGTAAGTCTTGTGTATCACTAGATTTAACTCCAGCTTCCCATGTAGCAATGTCATTTAAACCTGACCAAGCAACTCTGTTCTTTGCATTTTCTATATTACCAGTTACTAAAAAATCTCTAATTACACCGCTGACTCTAAACTTAGATGGCACTGTGCCTGAGCCGCTACTTGTAACTAAGCTTTGCAAAGTTGCAAAATTAGTTGATGTACCCATTTGATAATACATTGGAGGATTAACTCCATTACTTGCAATTACAAATTGACCAAATTGAGTAAATGTAAAAAAATCTGTATCGCCACCACTAACTGTGCAGCTACCTCTAACACTAGAAAAAGTTCCAGATGTTAATTTATAAATATTGTCTTTTGTACCAACAAACGTAAATACTGTGTAAAACTACCAGCACCTTTAGCATTTTGTGTTACATTAGATGCACCACTATAAGCAACTAAACCTTTTACTGGTTTGTAACTTGTTTGTGCATGGTACACATTGGTTGCTACTGTAGCACCAGGATTAAGATGATCTGGTTGATCTGGTAGCCATTCTCCAAAAGGTAATTGCATAATTAAGCCGAATTAGTTGTTGATGTATAATTTTCTTTAAATGGTGAAGCGATTGTATCTTCACTTCTAATTTGTAGAGGAGATCCGCTAAATTGATCTTCTCTGTCATTTAATTCTAGTCGTTCAAGAGCTGTAGCATACATCTGCTGCCAAGTTTGGACTTGTTGTGGATTGTAACCACCTAAAAAGTTAGCTGCATGAAACAATGAGCCATATAAATATATAGCTGGATGATCTGTTAAAATAAAATTTGTTGTATTTGTAGATGATAGTGCATCAAACTTTTTATAATAATTTAGGTAGCCTGTGTAACTACTATCAGGCTTTGGTGTAAATCTAAATGTATCACCTAAAATTGTATAAGCTTGTGGAATACCAGTAGTTGATGTTCCTTTTACTTGATCCATTTGTGGTGGAGTCATGTAACGTAAAGGATGTTTTGTACTGCCACTTAAAATATAAAAATCTCTTACTTGTAAAAAGCCTGTAGGTATAGACTCAGTTTCACTATCAATTGTAATAGTGCTTTGAGCTATCATTTTTCTAACTCTTAACTTAGAGTTAAAATCAGCTTCTGTTAAAACTATAAAGTCATCTGCTATCTCATCAGATAAATCTGATCTGTTTAACCAATTAGCTATTGATGCTTTTAGTGTTGTGTAACTTGTTAATGCCATTAAAATTTACCTGGTGCAGTTCTAAAATATCTATAATCAGAACTATTTAATTTTTCTTTTAATATTTTTGTTTGAACATCTTTAGGTAACGCAAACCAATTACCTTTGTTTTGATCTTTGTTATATTCTTTTGCCCAAATTTCTAAAACTATTGTAGGTATAGAAGCTACTCTTTTTAAACTTTTGTCAGCACTATACCCATCGTTTTGTGTGTATAGCTTTTTATTGTGGTCTAATATTGGCTTATGATTAATTTTTCTTTCTTGCACAACACCTTTGTCTGTGCCGATATAAGTTTCACTAACCAAACCATTATTTTCAACAATCTTGCTCATCTACCTTGACCTTTATATCTAGTAAGTTTTTTGTTTCTTTTTTCATTTTTGTTAAGACGTTTTTTATGTTTGCCTAATTTTTTAGGCTTTGGTCTTGGAACAAAATGAACAAACTTTTGTCTAGCCACTTAATTCTGTAACGTATAAATCGCCACTTCCTATAAAAGCCACTTTCTCACCTGGTCTAATTTTTATTATTTCAATATCATTAGCTGGGATATACATAGAGCTAGTAGTAGCAGTTGGTGATGCACCAAATGCAACATGACCATTAGCACTAGCAACTAATCTTACAAACTGTGTATGAGCAAGCATACCAGCAGATGTTGCAGCACTAGATCCACTAGATGTAACCTTTTGTGTCTTAATAGGGAACAACCCATAATTATAAGCCATTATTTTACTCCTTATTTTCTTTTCTTCATTTTAGATTTGACAATCTTAGCTTGAAGTTTTTTTGGTAAAGTTCTTTGCTTAGCAGTAAGCATAGCTTTGCCTTTCATTTTACCTTTCATTAATATTTTACCTTTTTACTTTTCATTTTTTTTGATTTTTTCATTTTACCTTTTTTAGCTGGTCTACCTTTTTTAGACCCATAAGTTCCTTTACCCATTGGCATAGTTTGTTTCTCCTTTAAAATTTTGTTGTGTACTTGGGGGAAGTACCGCTAGGCAAGATCCCCCAAATTCTGTTATCTTCTAATAACAAAAGTTACTAAAAGCTTTTTTGATCCTGTAGATGCACCATCAGTAATCATTTCAATAGTTCCATCTTCTGATACTGAGTTTGCAGCTGTAGGCTCTGCTGTATCAACAGTTCCAGCAGCTGAACCTGAGTGTGCTACAGTTATGCCACCACCAGTTACTGCTGTACCACCAATTTCAAATGTAATAGCAGCGTTAGCACCAGAGATAGCTCCTTGTAAGGCAGTAATAATTTTAATTATTCTTCCGCCATCAGGTACTGCAACAAAAGTAGAAGATGCAGTTGATATATCTTCTATTTCCGCAGTTAAAAAATAATCGTTTAAAGTTCTCATGTTTTTTTTTCCTTTATTTGCTTCGTTCCGCCATTGATTGACTTCAAAGACCAAACAAAAAGTTAATGAAAGTAGAGGGGATTGCTCCCCTCCACATTAATTTAAGATTATGATGTTGTTACATCAAAGATAGCACCACTTGCTTTCTGATTTTTAGAAACAAGTGTGTACTCAGCTAATAATGCTTGTTTTGTAGCATCACCAGTTTTTGCAAGATCCATAAGTTGGAAATCTCTTAAAAACGCAGTTGCAAACATATCTGGTTGTAAAACAAATACATCTCTAGCTCTTTGGAATCTGTTAGGTACAACTGTCATCGCACCGAAATCAGACTCATAAACATCAACAGCAGCTACTAATCTTTTGTTTTCTGCTGGGTCAAATCTAGTTGATCCACCAGTAAATCCAGATAGCACTTGTTTGTTGAAAGAGCCAAGCATAATCATAGATGGATCGCCACCCTCATCCCAACATTTCTTAATTACAGATTTGAGTTGAGATTCAGTGAAAGCTCTTTGAGTTCCATCTGTTCTAGCAGTACCAGGTACATCAGCACTTGATACTTGACCATTAGCTCCGCCAGCACCAGCATCGTTGTTTTGTTGAATCCAACCAGCTAGTCCAGCAAGTTCTCTAGCAGTAGAGTCATCACCAACAACAGGAGAGTTGTTAGCACATAATGAACTTTCCATATCTCTTTTAAGCTCTTTAGAAGCTTTTGAGATTTGGTAAGCTAGCTCATTATTTCTACCAGCTTTTGATACAGAGTCTAATGTACCAGAAACAATCACAGATTTTCTTGAGATTTGTGTTCTGTTATTTACTCTTGATGTTGCAGTTGGTGCTGAAAAACCAATTTCATCACCCTCTATTTGTGCGTTTGTAGCCACAGCAGATGCTAGTGCATCTGTTTGCCACTCATGTAATACAGCAGTTGCTTTTTCTTTGCCGATACCTGACATGAATGGAGTTTCAGTTGGAGAGATAGAATAGATTATATCTGATAAATCTTCTCTCAAACCAGCAGCGTCATATACGCTATATGTTCCAGTTACCTGAGCCATAGTTTATCTCCTTTTGAGTTATTTATTGTTAATCATGTCTAAAAAAATGCTGGCAGCGTCTTTATGGCTTCCAGATTTCTTTAGTCGGCTCAACTTTTCTCTTTTAGCTTTAGATGTTACATCAGCTTTTGTTTGTTTCACTCCAGAAGTAAAAACTTTGCCTGGTTTTGTAATTTTTTTTGCAATATTTGGTTTTGCTTTTTGTAAATTACGAAATTTCATGGCATCGTTCACCAACATTACTATTCTATGGTCATAAACTTGTGCAACTTCTGTGTCGTTAAACCCATAAGCGTTCAAAGTTGATTTCATAGAAGATTTTAGCTGACTTGCTTTGTCTGGATCACTAAATTCTGGCATTTTAGATACCAATTTAGTTTGTTGATCCTTTAAAAACATATCAAACTGTCTTTTTTGCTCAGATTGGTTTTTAGCCATAGCAGAATTTATTTTTTCTTGCTTTTTTCTTAGCCTATGTTCAATCCTTGCAGCTTCTGTTGGATCTTCTTCGTACAACTTTTCTAAATCAGCAGAATTAATCTCTTGATTAAGTTGTTGTTGTGCAACAGACAGCATCTGATTAGCTTCATTTAGCTTTGCA